GTGACTAAAACCACCAAGAAAAAATACAAGGCAATCTTTACTGCTTACAGTGAAAAAACAGGCACAGGCAAGGACTGCAAAGGGCACAAGCTTAATGCAGCCAAAAAAACATGTGCAATGGGTAAGTCGATTGCTCCATACGGCGCAAAAGTCAAGATAAGCTGCAAAGGTCAGTCAATTAATGGAAAAACGTATAAAGTAAATGATGTGCCTAAACATGCAAGATTAAAAGGCAAAGTGCATGTGGATATCTTATTTAAGACTAATGCACAGGCTAAGCGGTTTGGTACAAGATACGGAGAAATCACAGTTACTAAGACAATTAAAGTCAAGACAACTGCCGAGGCTTCTACTACTTCTTTAAGTGGCAGCAGCAAAGGTGTGAATATCGCAAACAAAGCATTATCAAAGAAGGGCTGTAAATATGTGTGGGGAGCAACAGGTCCTAACACGTTTGACTGTTCTGGTCTTGTTTGGTGGGCGCATAAAAAATGCGGTATAAACTTTGGAAGGACAAACACAAAAGGATTGTCCAAACTCGGCGAAAACGTATCATATAGCAAAATGAAGATAGGAGATATCATTATATTCTCTTCAAACGGTTCTTATAGCGGTATTCACCACACAGGCATTTACATCGGAAATGGCAAGATGGTTCATGCGCCACACACAGGAAGCACTGTAAGAGAGCAGAGTATCACAAGTGGATACTATAGAAGACAGTTTTATTGTGCTAGGAGGTTGTACTAATGCAGGCTAATGGAATTGCTAACTTGGCAGCTTTATTGATGGAGGCAAACGCAAAAGGAGCTTCTAAGAGTGAGTTTATGATTGCAAAGATGTTAGACGATGACTGTATTAGGATAAACGGAATAAAGCTAGACAAGAAAGATTACAAGATTTTAGACACCTTGTATAAACAAAGTGATGAAACTCTAAAGATGGTCAAGAACTTCAAAAAAGGAGATGAGGTTCTTGTCTTTAAACCTAATAACGAAACTATCATCATTATTGGAAAAATTGATTAAAGGAGGTGCTATCTATGGATGAAGAAGATATCTTAGAAGAAACTGATAACACCGAAGAAGAAGATACTGATGTTGTTGAATCTGAGGATCCAGGCACAGTCGAAGCTAGCAGGTTAGCTGATGATGAACAGGAGTATTTTGAATATGCATTAGATAAAGACGGCCATGTCAAAGACTATAAGGTATCTGGTCTTGAAGCAGTTAAAGTGTGGATAACATTGGCACTTCAAATTGCGAGAGAAAGATTTGAATTATTTACCGCGGATTACGGTAATGAAGTAGAGAATTTAATAGGCACAACAAACAGGGATTTGTTTGTAAGCGAGTCTGAAAGAATGATTAGAGAGTGCCTGACGCAAAATAAATACATACAAGGAATCAGAAACTTCTCATGCGAGTTTGAACTGGACAAGGCTGTATGTGCCTTCACTGTTGTCACGGTTTTTGGAGAGGAGGATTTAGATAATGTCGAGATTTGAGGATAATACTTTTGAATCAATTAGAGAACAGATGCTAGCGGATGTGCATACTGATATGGGTATTGATGCACAGGAAGGCTCACTTATCTCTAATGCTATTGCGTTAATAGCAAACAGGCTAGAAGAAGCATATGCTGATTTGGATAGTATTAACGATAACCTGCTAGTAGATACAATGGATAGAGAACATCTTATAGAATCAGGCGCTGAAGTTGGCTTGCCTGTTGACGAAGGCGATTATGCCGTATTGACAGGATATCTTAATATTCCTGTCGAGTTAGGAACTGAATTTAGTGCTACTGATTACGATTTTAACTTTATTGTTATTGAGTCACTAGGACCAGTTACAGTTAATGATGAATTGTATTATAGCTATAACTTCGAATGTGATGATGTTGGCACTGAGCCAAACACATTTACAGGTGATATTGAGCCTGTTGAAGCTATTGATGATTTTGAAACAGGTGTAATTACTGCGTGCGTTGTTCCTGGAATAGATGAAGAAGATACAGAGATATACCGCGCTAGACGTTTGGATTACTTCACTGAAAAAGCGTGCGCAGGAAACAAGAAGTATTATGAAGATGAGATTAAGAATATAGATGGAGTCGGAGCATTAAAGATTGCACGTAGGAAAAAAGATGATGAATATATCAACATCTATATATTGAATAGTGCACTATCTCCTGCATCTGCTGATTTGGTTGAAACAGTACAAAATACTGTAGATCCTGATGCAGGGCAAGGTGACGGTATCGCGCCTATTGGACATAAAGTATTAATTCATAGTGCTAACAGTGTCAATTTAGCCATCACAGCAACGATTGAATATGATGATGGATATTCTTATGAGGATTTAAAAACACAGCTAGAAGAGGCATGTAAGAAGTATGTACTGTCTCTGCGTGAAGCGTGGGAGAAATCCACGCAGCTAGTAGTGAGATTGTCTGGCATCGAAAGCTATATCCTTAACGTACAGGGAGTACTTGATATCTCTAATGTCACTGTTAATGGGCAGACTGAAAACATTAGACTAGAAGAATATGATGTACCTGTATTTGCATCTTATACGGAGGCTTAATTATGGCTGAACTTAGAAAGATTGAAATACCAGAAGCACTTAATGACATTCCAGAAATTAGAGAGATTTACAAATTGTCGGAAAAATTCATGTCAAAGTATATGGATGATGTGCAAGCAGTACATGATGATATCTTTATTTCAACTTCTACTGAATACGGTATTTTTAGACGTGAAAAAATTCTAGGAATCTCTCCAGATGCAAGAGACACATTAGAGTCAAGACGTGCTAGAGTGCTTTTAAAGTGGACTGATGCAACTTCAAAAAATCCATTCACTTTGTTTTGGTTAAAGTCAAAGCTTAATAGTTTTATAGGTGAAGAAAACTATATCTTATCTTTGGACACAGAAAAGGAAAAGATGACATTACAAACATATATCGACACTTTCGGCTTATCAAGCAGACTTGATAAATGGCTTGATACGATTATTCCTTTAAATATTGTCGTAAATTCGCACAACGACATACGTATCACTAATACTACTGAATTATCTTTTGGCGGTGCCAATGTATTAACAGAAATCGTAAATAACAGCGACAATGACATTTACAACATTTCAAAATTAGGCGAAAGCTCAGTAAATGGCGCTACAAGTGTTATTGAATATATTTCAAACAAATAGAAAGGAGATATGAAGAATGGCAAGCTATAAAGCAATCGTTATTACTAAAAAAGGTCAGGCATTAATGAGCAAGATCATGAGCGGATTAAGCGGAGTGAATTTCACAAAAATTAAAGCAAGCTCAGCTTCTTACTCAGATGCATCACTAGAAGGATTAACTTCTCTCGGAAGCGTGCAACAGGAGAGTGCAATTTCAAAAATCGAGAGAATTGCTCCAGCAACAGTACAGCTGCAGGCTGCAATCACTAACAGAACATTAAATACAGGTTACTACGTTAAAACCGTGGGCATCTATGCCACTGATCCTGATGAGGGAGAAATTCTTTATGCTGTAATGAGTGCTGATAATGCGGCATGGATGCCACCATATAACAACTTGAGCGAATCAAGTGCACAGTTTAACTTGTCCTTAACTGTAGGAAATGCTGATAATGTATCGGTGCAAGTATCCGGTTCGGCAGTAGTAACTCAAAGTGAGTTTCAGGAAAGAACATCTGCATTCTTAAGCGTTGAAGCAGATGGCGTTTACATTAATTACACTAAATAATAATAAGGAGGATGTTTATTAAATGGAGGATAAATACAAATTACCAAGCGCGGAGCAGTTTGATAAGTTAAATGCTTCGCTCAATGAAATGGGAAATATCATTGCTAAGGCAAATGGTATCAACAACACCAACTCGTGGACAGAATTGGCTTCAATGGTTCGTCTAGGAAAAGCCAATGGTTATTTCAATTATGGCGATCAGGTTGTAGAAGACTGGGTAGATATTGACAACAACAATCGAGCATATCAGAATCCTTGGGATGTAGCTAAGTTTGATGATTCCATGGAATCCGAAGATGGCTCAACATTTAAAGGCATGTATTTGAAAATGCATTATGCAATGTTGAAAGGTATCCAGTTCTCTCATCAGCGTGCATTCTATGCTGCAGTTGATGGACTGGAAGCAGGAACATATAACATCACTTTTGGTGCTGATTGGGGCAATGCCAAAAATGGAAAGACTTATCAATTTACATTGGCACAGGCTGTAGAAAAAGGTGGACGATTAGCTGGATTCTATGGTATGCCTGATACACAGCCAGCTTCATGGAAAGTCTATAATTATGGCGTTGATGGTAAGACACTGAAAGAAACAGTTGATGTAATCGAAGGTTCAGAAGGTACATCCCTAGGGACATTGCAGCTTAATACAAGAGACGGCAACTTGAATTCTATGCAGGAAACTGGCTATGGATGTAACGACTGGGAAATCTCAGCTATGAGACAGTACTTAAACTCCAGAGCTGGAAAAGGTGCATGGTGGCAACCGCAGGATAAATGGGATGTTGCTCCTGACCAGTTAAATACTACTTCAGGATTCTTGTCTGGTGTAAGTGATGACTTCTATAATGCAATGAGAACAGTCAAGGTTACAACAGTTAAGAATGATCCAACGTATTCAGGCGCAAGCTCAGTAACTTATGACAAAGTATTCTTGCCATCATTGGAAGAAATGTATGTAAATCCGCAAAAAGCAGGAGAAGGTACTTACTATCCAGTAATGAAAGCTACAAGTGGGCTAGGAACTCCTATGACTCAATATGGTACGTATCCAAAAATTATTACGTATGCTTTAGAAAATCATGCAAGCGCTCAGCTTGTGCGCTTGCGTTCGGCCATTGTAGGCGTTGCTTACAATACGTGGAATGTCTACTCCAGTGGCTTTGTCGGCACCTACGGCAGCGCTAGTCACGCGATTAGAGCGTGCCCCGTTTGCGTAATAGGTTAATCAAAAAATCCCACCGAGCCACAGCATCGGTGGGATAAGTTTATTATTTACAATTTTAGGAGGATATTTTATGGCAGTCAATGTCGGTCAAAGAAATGTGCCGGACACACCTCAATATAGAGGACTCAAAGCTAACGAGTTAGCTTTGAGTTTATCAATTCATACAATTAAGATTACAAGCAATCCAAAGGTATTTGATGAAAAGTATCAAAAAGTTATAGACAAGATTGTAGACTGTGCAGTCAATATTCAAATGTCATCGTGGACAGCCAATAACATTAGAGTCGGTGATGATCACGAGAAAAAAGTCATGAGATTGAAGTATCAGACAAAAGCAATTATCTACTGCAATAACTTACTTGCTTATATCAATATCGCACAAAGGCTATTTCATTTAAGAGCAAAGAAAGTAGCTTACTGGATCTCGTTGGTACTTGAAACAAGGAATATGCTAGGCAGCTGGAACAGAGCCGACAAAAAACGCTACAAAGATATCTAATTAATATTGGGTGTAGGTTGTCTCAGAATGTGCGCTTGCGTTCGGCCAATGTAGGCAATGCTTACAATACGTGGAATGTCAACTCCAGTGGCAATGTCAACAACAACAACGCTAGTAACGCGAATAGAGCGTGCCCCGATTGCGATAATAGAAGGCCAATAGCATACGCATAGCGTTTGTGGTGTTTCTAGTCTATACGCAAGGAACTGAATCCCGTTGGTGTAAATCCATAAACAATACTTTTAAGACGTCATATGGCTAGAGTTAGCTGTGTGACTATTGCTTGGAGGAATATTTTATTATTACTGATTATGATAAAGAAATAGTGTCGTTTGATGCTTTATGGTATTCATTCATGAAATGTAAGAAAGGCGTGGGATGGAAGCCTGGTGTCATGTCTTACAATTTAAATGCACCTGAAAGGGTGTATAAAATGGCCAAGAAATTTGAAAAAGGTAGCTGGAAAAACAGCAAGCCAAGAGAGATAAAGATTACATATCCAAAGCCGAGGGATGGCTTATCGATTCCATTCGAAGATAGAATCTATCAGAGATCTATCAACGACTTGGTACTTTATCCATCCGCTACTAAGTCTTTTATCTATGGCAACTGTGCATGTCAGAAGAATAAAGGTACTGATTTTGCTAGAAAACTATGCGACAAGTACATGCATCGTGAATATATCAATCATGGAATGGACTTCTATGTTTTACAAATTGATGTGCATGGATACTATCCAAACATGAGACATGACGAGGTTAAAAAGATATTTGCTAAATGCTTAAATAAAATTGACTATAAAATGGTATGTGCAGTGCTTGATACTCAATATAAAGGCAAAGTTGGTTATAATCCAGGAAGTCAAATGGTTCAGATAGCAGGTATCTCAGTACTCAATCCGATAGACCACTATATTAAAGAGCAGCTTAGAATCAAAAGCTATCTAAGGTACATGGATGATTTCTTAATTTTTCATCACGACTTGAATTATCTTGAGGACTGTCTTGTAAAAATCAAGTCAAAACTCAAAGATATAGGATTTGAAGCACATCCAAAGAAGACTCATATAAGTAGTATAAGAAAAGGTTTTACATTTCTAGGCTTTGAATACCGATTAACTAATACAGGTAAGATTATCAAGACTCTAAATAGTGAGAATGTGCACCATGAGAGAAAGAAACTTAGAAGAGAGGTAAATCTCTGCCGAAACGAAAAAATGAGCTTAGACAAGATTTATGAAGGTTTTAATTCGTGGTGTGAAAATGCATCACATGGAAATTCTCATAAAGTCATCAATCGCACTAAAAAATATTTAAAGGAGCTTATTGAAAATGGAAATTAAAAGAATCAATCAAACGCCAGAAGAAAGAGCTGAGCAGGAATACGCTAATTCTACTGCTATGACTAATGCAGCTAATATCGAATACATCGCTATGATGTCAGATATTGACTTGCCAACTGAAACAGATGAAACAGGAGGTACTGAAAATGAGTAAATTTGCAAACAGAGTTAAATACTACTACGATGCCGGCTTTTGGAATAAAAAAATGGTACGCAATGCTGTAGTTAAAGGCAAGATCACCGAAGAAGAATTTAAAGAAATTACTGGCGAGGATTACTAATGAAGTCAGGTATCATTCTAGAAAACGATGATTTAAAGAAAATTATCGCTAGACATTTTGGAGTCGAAGAATCCAAAGTTATCAAAGCTAAGTACCATTGGATGGTTGCAGGTGTTCAACGTATGAATGAAAAATTAGAAGAAGATAACAAGGATTTCTCATTATTAAATATTTAAA